CCCAAATGCCCCCTCAAATGGCTCAAGGTCTGCAAAATCAGCCAACAATGGAGGAATCTTTGGCTGTTAGAGACCAATTACACAAAGATATTGACCGAGCTAACTACCGAGCGGCCATTGGGGAGATATTAATCAACGCCGCAGTGTATGGTACGGGCATTGGTGAGATCACAATTGAAGATTCTAAAGAATATATCCCTAGCACCCAGCCATTAGAGGGTATGCCCCAAGAAGCTAGCCTTGTTGAGTACGGTGTACAGAAAAAAGACCGCCCAATGGTCAAGCTAACCCCTATTCAACCCAAGAATTTCCTGATTGACCCCAATGCCACCTGTGTAACTAGTGCTATGGGGGTGTGTATTGAAGAGTTTGTCTCCATTCACACTGTTGAACAGCTACAAGAGTCCGGTGTTTACCGTGATATAAACATTACGGAAGATCCTAGTGACCCAGCCGTTGATTCTGACGCTGAATTAGTCCATGAGCCAGTTAGAAAGATAAGAGTTAAGCGATATTACGGGTTAGTGCCTACTGACTTGCTACAGGAAGAGGGCGTTGACTCTGAATTACTGGAAGATGGCAAATATACAGAGGCTGTTGTTGTTCTAGCTAACGGTCAAGTCCTCAAGGCACAGGCAAATCCCTATATGTGCCAAGATCGGCCTATTGCGGCCTTCCCTTGGGACGTAGTACCCAGCCGGTTCTGGGGTAGGGGTATCTGTGAGAAGGGTTACATGTCTCAGAAGGCATTAGACGCCGAAATGAGAGCAAGGATTGATGCCTTAGCACTGACCACACACCCAATGATGGCTATCGATGCTACCCGAATCCACAGAGGGGACAAGTTTGAGGTACGTCCGGGCAAAGTCTTACTGACTAACGGCGCACCACAAGAATCAGTCATGCCCTTTAAGTTTGGGCAGGTAGATCAGATCAGTTTCAACCAAGCTCAGAACCTACAGATGATGGTTCAGCAGGCTACAGGCTCACAGGACGCCGCTGAGATGGCGAAAGGCCCATCAAGCGACACAACTGCCGCTGGTATCTCAATGAGCATGGGCGCGGTTATGAAGCGTCAGAGAAGGACACTGGTCAACTTCCAAGAATCCTTCTTCAAGCCATTAATCAAGAAGACTGCTTGGCGTTACATGCAGTTTGATCCAGAGAAGTACCCATCAAAGGATTATCACTTCACAGTTATATCTAGTTTGGGTGTTATTGCTAGGGAGTATGAGGTTCAACAGCTAGCTCAGATCCTGCAAGTGATACCACCACAGTCTCCTGCTCATGGGGCCATGATTAAGGCCATCATTGAACACATGAATGTCACTAGCAAAGAGAAACTGCTGGAAGTTATAGATCAAGCTGGTCAGCCCAACCCTGAAGCCATGCAAATGCAACAGCAACAGGCTCAAGGGCAGATGCAGTTACAGCAAGCTCAGGCCGCTGTACTTATGGCTCAAGCTAAAGAAGCTGAAGCAAGAGCGGCTAAGTACGCTATGGAAATAGACTTGATGCCGAAGGAGGCTGTACTCAAATACTCCGATCAAGACAAGGACGGCAAGGTTGATGATGACTTCCAGAAGAAGATTCAGCTAGCTCAGATGATGATGCAAGAAGACAAGTGGAACGTAGAGAAACAAGAGCGCCAGCAGAACATGCAGAACAAGATGGGCGAGCAACAAATGCTCCAACAGATGCTACAGCCACAGCAACCTCAACAGATGCCACCTATGGCTGAAGAGCCGCCCCTGCAATGAGTTCCGATTCTATTAGTTTAGTCACGATCATTGCGTTAATTCGCAAGGAGATTGCTGAGTCTCGCGGCACTGCTCAGCCCGGTAAAGACGGGAAGCAGGGCGCTACAGGTGAGCGTGGTGCAAAAGGTGACACCGGCCCTCAAGGTAAGGCTGGCCCCAAAGGTGGGGATGGCAAGCAGGGTAAATCCGGAAAAGATGGGAAGGATGGGAAGGATGGGAAGGATGCTGAAGAAGCTGTAGGCATTGCTAACATTGAGCAAGATGCTGATGACGCCATCATAGTCACCATGACTGATGGTGAGACATACACCCTTGAAATGCCAATCAATAAGAAGGGCAAGACCAAGACAGAGGTTCACTACAAGGTAAGTGGTGGCTCTGGAGGTGGCTCTTCAGGCTCTATAGATCTGTCTAACTATGTGCAGAAGCCTACCAGTAACACAGCTTGGATGGTTTACAAGAAAGATGCTGGCTGGTCACCTGTTACCACTGATCTAGTAGCCACCAACTCTGATGTTGTGTTTAGAGATGCTAAAGGCAGATACAAGAGTTCAAAGAATATCCCAGAGCTAAACAACCAGCTTGAAGTTAACCGCTGGTTCCTTGGGCAGTTAGAGGAAATTGAGGCAGGTGAGGTTGATCTGCCAGAGATGACTGCCGATGCAGACCCAAACACTCTGGCGCTAAGAGATGTCTCTGGCAACGTAAAGTTCAACTCAGTCACCACCAAGAACCTTACGATGACCCATTCCGCAGCGTCCCATCTTGCAGACACATGGTTTCTTTCTGGCGGTGAGACTAGCACTCACGGCGTCAAGAAGAACGACGCTGAGGGTATGCGCTCCAGCTTAAATGTCTACAGTAAAGATGAAGTAGATGAGCTGTCAGGTGGTGAAGGCGGGATAGGCGATGCCCCATCGGACGACAAGCATTACGGCAGACAGAATGGGGAGTGGGCGTACCTAAGCTTTGATACCAAGGTTGGTAACAGACGCTTAACCAACGTAGCAACCGCTCGCCTTTCTACAGATCAGGTTTTGCCAGAGTTCACGACTGAGCCTTACTTTGCTTTAAGCAACACTGACGGGACGTACTCTGCGCCTGAAGTCGAGGCGATGACTAACTACGTCTATCTCTACCAGTACAACAGGATTGCATTTAACAGCCTTGATTTAACAATGATTCAGCTAGAGGTTGGGGATCACATTGAGTTTTCCAATCTTGGTTCTACAAACCAGTGCCTCATTATGACAATAACTGCTTGTGAGATTGAGCAAGTAGGTGATCGCTACGCTGGCGTCTTTGACTTTGAAATCAAGGGAAATCATTGGGGGGATATTCTAAGGCTCAAAGAGGGCTTGCAATATACCTTTCATGCGGTAAAGGGTAGTGCTGGCGGTGGCGCTGGTGAACATGACCACACCGACAAATCACGCTACTGCGTAGCAGTTGGAACTGGAACACTTCAAAGCAATGTATCCGGTAGGCAAAACACTGCTATTGGTTATGACGCGCAGATGACGCTCACGACAGGAAATGCCAACACCGCAGTTGGATATGGGGCGATGGAGTCAAGCCCCAATGGGAATTACAACACCGCTATTGGTAAATCTGCAAAGAAGTACGGCGCAGGGGACTATAACACTGGTGTTGGCAGTTCGTCGCTCTTGTGTACTACGGGAGATAATAACGTCGGCGTTGGTCATAAGGCGATAGAACTAAACGAGACAGGCTCGGAACTCGTCGCCCTTGGTGCTTTTACAACAGCCAAAGAAAATAACTTAACAAACGCTGTGGTGATTGGATACAAAGCGGAGGTGGACGCCAGCAATAAGATACAGCTAGGCAACAATGAAATCACATTGGTTCACACGCATGGCGCAGTACAAGCCTCAGACTTCCTCGACGCAGACGGCAATAGCATTATTGATAGTGATGGTGGTTTTGAAGAACCCCCTGACGATAACTCATGGTATGGGCGAAAACATGGACTCTGGACAAAAGCACCGGCTCACTCAAAGCTCCAGACCCAAAGGCTAGGCAACTTTCATCAGGCTTATTTCAGACAACCCGCAACCGCAGGCGCAACCTCAAACGACTTTGAGCTTTCTAATGGCCCGATAACAAGGGCTGAAAATGAGGTTGACCAAACGGCGGCAGTTTTAGCTAATTGGGCTGACTACGACACAATTACCTTTAACACAATAGAGTTCTCTCTGAGGCATGCGGAAGTTGGCGACCTCATAGAAATTGGCGACGCTAACAATTCAGGCAGAACAGGCGTCCTCCTCAAGTTAACCTCTGTCCAGATAGAGGAAACTAATGGAGTATTTTCTGGCTCCTTTGGCTACGAGTTAATTGGTAGACAAACCTCAGATGATTGTGTGGCGAAAAACTCAATCTACTACTTTCACCTGCATAAGATGGGTCTTGCCCCCGCTCCTTCTGATGACAAGCAGTACGTTCAGAGGAACGGCGAGTGGGTTGAGCTTGATATTGCCGATGCCCTGAAGGGGCAAACCTATAACTATATTTGGCAACTTGGATACAACCAATCTAACCGTCCCGGCCAACTGAATACAGATGCTCACACTAATGGAGCTACTGAATTCGCATGCGCTGAAGACGTTAATTTTTTGAGCTTCTGGCACACAGACGTAAACGGTGCCGAAATGCCGCTAAAGATTCCAGCGGAGTCCACTATAGAAATAACATGGCCAGATGGTAGCTGGGCTAAGTATCTTTCATATCCTTATGAAATGGATAACGACTACATTGAGTGTGAGTGTATTGAAGTCAGCAAGCCGGGAACTTGTGCGGTGTCGTTTAAGTACCCAGAAACATATCAGGTCAGGATATATAAAGAACCCGCCGCAACAAGGCAGATTGGACGCTCTGATTTAGTCCAGACGTTCACTGAATTACAACACGCAATTGCCGATGAGAAGACCATGAAGGGTCTTAAAGAAGCGTTACACAACGCTCTCGGCGGTTTGATAGAGAAATTTGAAGGATGATATGGCAAGCGATCCTATACAGATTGGGGGCATTACTTGGCCCAACCAATTCCAGAAACCTACAGGCATTGTTGCAGGTGCGGCCAATCCAGCTATGGACCCGCAAAACCTTAACAACAGTCGTATGCCTGCTGACTCATCAAAGGTTCCTTATGCCGCCAAAGGCATTGACACAGTACCTAGCACTGATTCAACCAAGGGGCGCGTCATTGACGTGCGAGTGTGAGACATGAAGCCAGTAGATCAGAACACATTTGATGAACTCCGCTCTAATGCTGAGCGTTTGTTTACAGAGATGAAGGTGAGGCTAGACAAGGCTGACCAGAAGCTACTGGCTACAGAGAAGAAAATTAAAGAGCTAGAGAAGTTTATAGCTTCACTGGCAGAGGAGGCCGCTTGATTTCTGAAAGAGAAGAAGAGCAGGCAAGAGATCTATTTAATATGCCGGGTTGGAAGAACTTGGTAGATGAGTGGGAAGAGCAGATACAGATGTGTACTCTGGATTCATGCAACACCCTTGAAGATCTGCACTTTCAAAAGGGTAGGTTAGCTGTCCTTAGAATGATGCTGAACTTTGAAAACTATATTAAGAATATTACGGAAGATGATGAAGATCCCACCTTCCAATAATTTGCCTCATCCGGGGGCAAACGCAGGGGAACCTAATGGACAACCCCCTGTTCAAATATCCGACAACCCTTTTAAGGAACGGAGATAAGCATGGCAGAACTACTTGACGACGAGCAACAGCCAGAAATGGAACTTTACGAAGGCGAAACTCTTGGCGATTTACAGGAGGAGAACCCCGCAGATTATGAGTCTGTAGAGGAACCACCTGTACAGCAAGAACAGCCGACTGAAGATAACCCAGATAGGTTTAGCGGTAGGTCACATGAAGAACTATTGGAGATGGTGCGCGAGCAGGATCGACGAATAGGCCAACAAGGAAACGAGTTGGGCAACATGCGACAAACCTTTGAAGCTATGTCTCGCGCTCAGTCTGTTCCAGCGCAACCGGAACCCCAGCCTGTAGAAGAAGCAGACTTTTTTGTAGATCCACAGAGGGCAGTTGACTCTAGGATCGACAATCACCCTGCTTTGCGGCAAGCCCAAGAGATGGCGAAGCAATTGCAATACGCGCAATCGTTAGCCTCTCTGAAGCAACGTCACCCTGACTTAGAACGAGTTGTTGGAAGCCAAGAATTTGAAACATGGGTTAAGTCTAGCCCTGCAAGAATTCGACGCTTCACAATGGCAGATCAAAGTGGGGATATTGATGAGGCAGATGATCTGATTAGCACCTTTAAACAGCTAACACAGACCGTTAACACTGCTAAAGCCGCAGAAAAACAGGCTACAAAGAAAGCTGTAAGGGCCGCCGCAGTTGGTGGCGCTCGCAGTAATCCAGACGCGGCATCGTCAAAACGGATCTACCGTCGTGCCGACATCATTGCGCTCCATCAAGAGGACGAGGACCGATATATGGCGCTACAGCCAGAGTTAATGCTGGCCTACGCCGAGGGACGAGTTCGTGATTGAGTTAGCGATATTTTTATACCTTAAAGGAGAGTCATAATGGCTTTAGATGGAGCATACGCTACTGGTTCAAGCGTTAATAACACGAACCACGCAACATTCATTCCTAAGTTATGGAGTGATGAGATCATTTCCGAGTACGAGAAGTCCTTGGTAATGAAGCCACTCGTTAAGTCGCTGAAGATGGCTGGCAAGAAGGGAGATACCATCAATATCCCTATGCCACTGCGCGGATCGGCTAATCAGAAGGTAACAGAGACTCAGGTAACACTGGTTGCTGACACTTCTGGTAACAAGCAGATCATTGTAGATCAGCATTGGGAGTACAGCCGCTTGATTGAGGACATTACCTCTATTCAGGCACTGCCTTCTATGCGTAAGTTCTACACGCAGGACGCTGGCTATGCATTAGCAACCAAGGTTGATGCTGACCTGATTGCTACTGCTATTGCTAACTTCACTAGTGTAGGTATGGCATCAGATACAGGGCTTGTTGTTCCTGCTGTTGCTGGTTCTGCCGGTGATTTCAACGACCAAACCTTCCGAGATGCTATTCAACTCTTGGATGATGCAGATGTACCTATGGATAACCGTAAGTTAGTTATCCCACCAGCCGCTCGTAACCAGATCATGGGCATTGATCGCTATGTATCTAGTGACTTTGTTAATGGTAAGGGCGTAGTTAATGGCAAGATCGGTGAGCTATACGGCATCAATGTATATGTCTCTACCAACCTGCCTGATAACGGCTCTGGTGAGAAGCCCTGCTTGTTGTTCCACACAGATGCTCTGGTAATTGCTGAGCAGTTGGCTGTGCGAACACAGACCCAATACAAGCAGGAGTACTTGGCAGACTTGATGACTGCTGACACTCTTTACGGTGAAGATGTATACCGTGAAGATTCAGGTGTAGTTATCTACGTTGCTAACTAAGTAACACCGCCCCCCGAAAGGGGGGCTTTTATTTGGGACTGAGACATGGCTTACGACTACGATCCAGAAGATAAGTTCGGTTATAAGGACACGCTACCGGAGAATCACCCTGAAAAGGTGGTAACTGGCGTAGAGTTTGACGAAGAATTTAAGAAGATTGAGCAGGCTGTACAGAGCTTGCAAGACACCCTTGATGGAAAGCTGGATGTAATTACTGCTGGCTTGGTAATGGGTGGCAGTTATAGTTTGGTAAACGGCTTAGTTGTTCGCTCTCTCAAACCTGAGCTAACAGCAGGACAGCCTTTACCAGCACCAATAGATTGTCCAGACACATTCCTTATTTGCATTGATGACGGGCCTTTTGAGGGCGAGGATCTAGTCCGATCTGATTGGATAGTGTCCTCTGCGGCTGAGAATGTTTGGATACCTTTGGCTTATTCAAGGCAGGATGCTGTTACCGGAGATCGTGGGGACGATGGAGAAGACGGCAAGGGCTGGACAGGCGGCAGTTATAACCCTTCAAATGGCATTGTTACCTTCACTTCTGACGATGAATTGGGATTTACCACCACAGATCTTAGAGGTGAAGATGGTGACAATGGTAACCACGGCCTCAATGGGAAGGGCTGGACAAGTGGATCTTATGATGACTTAACGGGCGTCATTACTTTTACCTCAGATGACGGCCTTGGGTTTGTTACCAATGATGTAAGGGGAACAGATGGTGACCACGGCACACATGGAACGGGTTGGACAGGCGGTGATTACGACAGCAATACAGGAGTCGTAGCCTTTTCTAGTGATGACGGGCTAGGGTTTGTTACTGAAGATTTAAGAGGAAAGGGCTGGACAAGTGGTGTCTATGACCCCAATACAGGTATTGCCACGTTTAGCTCTAATGATGGCCTTGGGTTTGTTACTGACGACCTAAGAGGAGCAGATGGCTCTGGCAATGTTGACAGCATTAATGGCATTGAGCCTGATGCTAATGGAAATGTACTGTTTATAGAGACAGATCCAGTATTCTCGGCTTCTGCGGCGGCAGGCATTACTGCCGCAGACATAACTGGTTGGAACAATGCTGGCGGCAGTGACTTTAGTGGCAACTACAATGACCTAACCAACAAGCCTACCATCCCAACTGCGACTAGCCAGTTAACCAACAACTCTGGCTATATCACCACAGCTAACCTAGCTGGCTATTCAACTACAAGTCACAACCACAATGGTGTCTACGCCCCAAATAGCCACAGTCACTCAAACTATGCCGCAAGTAACCACAACCATTCGGGCGTCTACGCTCCAGCAAACCACACTCACAGCGGCACTGGCTTTAGCGGAACCTACACAGCATCCTCCTCTGCCATCTTTACTATGACAGGCTCAGATAAGTCAGCATTCACTGTTGTCTCTGCTACTAGTGCGCGAGGTGCTGAGCTAAAACTACAAGGTAAGGACACTGAGTGGACTCAGCATATAAGAGCAGTGAAAGAAGGCTTACAGGTAGTTAACGGCCCTTATGCCGCTATGACTTTACAACTCAGCAACGCAGGCCACCTTTGGTGCAAAGGTGACATCGTGGCTTACTCAGACGAGAGACTAAAAGAAAACATTGAGGTGGTTGGTACTGGCTTGCTAGATCAGGTTCGAGGCGTTGAGTTTAATTGGAAGGAAGATGGCAGGCTGTCATCTGGCGTAATTGCTCAAGACATTCAAAAAGTATTTCCTCACTTAGTGTTAGAGGTTGCCAGTTCAGATATAGATGATGAAGAAACCTCCTTGTCTGTTAACTATGCTGGGCTTACTGCTTACTTGATTGAAGAGATCAAGGAGTGCAGACAGCGCATTAAAGCCTTGGAGGAGGCAAGGTAATGGCTGTTTCTCCTACAGGGTCAGTTTCTCTTACGGCAGTCGGTACTGATTTGGGCCTTCCCGCTGGCTTGAATCTTAGTTTGAATCATGTAAGGGCTAGAGTTGCAGGCAAGAAAACCGGCAGTATGAATATGGATTCGCTAAGAGGTACAGCTACCTCAATGTGCGTCGATCACCACCCTACTTGGAATACTGGCATTACCAACGTCCTTACAGGATTCAAGGAGTGGACTAACGGGCAAGACTACTTTATTAACTCGCCAAGCAACGACACCACTAAAGACGTAAAGATAGGAGTCACAGGTTATATCAGTGAAACTGATGCCACATGCGAGCTACTTCAATGTGGTTATTGTGACGCTGGAACTTACAACCTTACTGGACACTTTAAGCAAGACTCGGGTAGTAGCAGTGGAGGATCACCGTTTTCTGTTTCAGTGGTTATTAATTCAACTAGCTGGCTGAGAGGGTCTCAACAGATTCCCTATAATCGCACAGACTCTGATCGTAACGGTTTGACGATGAATCAAAATTTCACCATTCCTGCTGGCTATCCTTATTTAACGCTGGCGATTTATCAGTTTGTGTATCTACACCCTAACCACGGATACAGGGCTAATTATTGGACTGCCTATGAAACTGTTTTCACGGACGTAAGATTGAGGAAAATATCATAATGTATATTGCATTAGTCCAAGACCATCAAACTATGATGAGGGCAGTTAGGCTTGATGTTGATGATGAGACCAAGGCACTGGCAGAGTGTGCAAGTCTAGATGGCAGTGATGAAGCAGAAATGCTCCGTGTCCATTTCTTGATTGCTGAAAATGGAGATATTCAAAGGGTTGTCTGCGATGAGGATGGCTTTAAATTGCACCGATCTGCTTACAAGGTATTGGGTAAACACACAGTTCCCGAAGATTTTAAAGTAGAGGAGGAGGAATTATGAAGCTATTGGTACTGGCTATGACCTTAGCTGTAACAGGCTGTGCTACTTCTAAAGGTAATGACCGTCATGCACAACATGCGGCAGATCAAGTAAGGATAGTGGCGGTACAGAGAGAGGCAATGGTGCAGGAAGCCAAGGCTGAATCACAGACACAGCAGGCGCTCGTAGAAGCCCTTGCAAGGGTCGCTGAAGCTAACCCACAGGAAGCCTCAAGTGTGGCTGTAGCGTTGGCTGTGATAGGAACCAGAGGCTCTCAGCAGGAAAAGCCAAATGCTCCTGTCATTGGGTTACAGAAACAGAGTAATGAAGCACTGGAGTGGACTAAAGCACTGGCTCCAACAGTAGGTGGATTAATAACTGGCGTAGGGATCGCGGCTATCAATGCAGAAACACAAAGGAACGCATCGGATAACAACAGGGAGATCCTATTGGGGGATCAAACGGCTGATACAAAGATCGTCCAAGCAGTTGCAGGATTGGGTAGTGTTGCGGCGGCTCAAACTGGAATTGAAGTTAGTGGTGATTACTATGATATGGAAGATTCGGCTTCTGTTGATAACAGCACAGCTACGACAACAAGCCAAGATACTACGAATACAACTACGTTCACTCTTGCAACGACCTTAGATTATCAAGGTGAGGGCATGACCCTCAAAGAGTTAATCACTGAATTAAATAATGCTGGTGCCACCTACTCTATTGACTTAAATGGGGATGGAACACCAGATGTAGAGGGTGGCTCAGATGCTACCAGTACAGCCAAAGTAGAGGTGAGTTGTGCCGTCACGTTCGGCCCAACGCCACCACAGTGTCAATAGGAGACATATAAATGCGAAGTCTTGTTGAGATGTTATATGGAGGAGGGGGAAGACAAGTCTCCGCTCAAACTAATCAGAATGGTGCGGGAGTTGTAGAGCTAGCAGATGTAGCCGCCGCAAGCCCTTACTCTACTTTTGGTGGAATGTACGCGGCTAATGGTTCCGCTCCTGCCGCTCTTGCCGCCACTGCCGCCAGCACTGGTGGAGGTGGTGGGCCTTCAGCCGCTTATATAGCAGACAAGTCAGCAAAGTATCCGGGGCAGGGAGTTCCGGGGAATCCTAGACCTAGTGAATATCATTGGTGGATGCCCGGCCTTGGCTGGCAGTTCATAGCTGAGTACGAACAAGGCAATAACCTCCAACAGCAATATGCGGCCATGAATCCTGTAGAGCTAGATAAGGCTTTAAGCCAAGGCTATACGCACCAGATGAGTCCCGCCGCTCAAGCAATAGCAGACGCTCAAGGAATCTCTGTTCAAACAGGATCGCAGTATGGCTACCAAGCCCAGTATCCTGAAAACGGCGCTACCGCACCTGCAACTGCAACTACAGCTACTACAGGTACAGGCACAACTCCTACAGGTACAGCCACGCTTGATGACATTAATGCCCTGTATCTAAAGCTTCTAGGCAGGGATGGAAATCCACAGTTCATGCAACATTGGCTTGATGACATTAACGTCAGGGGGCAGACCATAGAGCAGGTGGAAGCCAACATTAAGCTAAGCAAAGAGTACATCAAGAGACAAAAAGATTTAGCTGATGCCGCCGCCGCAGGAGATGGCGACGACGAAGAAGAAGAAGGAGTCGATACTGGCCCTGCCACACCAACACTTGTTGGTTACTACTGGGGGTTAGGCTCAAACAACGGATGGCAGTGGCTAGAGTATTACACTGGTGAACAGCCACCCTCTGGCTCATATACATGGGGCTTAGATGATCCGCTTCCTGACTACCCTGCGGGATGGGAAAATCCTAATTTAACTCCTGCACCAGTAGACCCAGATCCGGTAGAAGAAGAAAAGTTATACACGCCAAGTGGCAATCAGTTTTATCAGGGGATGTTTACTGCCAACGATATGCTGTTTAGAAATGGCGAGACTATAAGCAGTGGCTTCTATAACAACTTGCGAGACCAGATCTTAGCTAGCTTAGCTCAGACAGCCGCAGACAATGGCAGGACACAGAACACTGCTGAAGAGATTGCTTTAGCTCAGGGTGGCTACAATGGCTACTCAGCTAGTGGCATGTTAAGCCCATCTGCATCAGCCACAGCCAGATCATTAGGGCTGTATTAATATGAATGCCCTAGCTAATCGGTTAATGGAAGACGATAGCGGTCTAGGCAACAGGCTGACTGCTCCTACTCCTAGTAACTCGTATTACGTTATGACTTCCAACGCCAAAGGTGGGGCAAACAATCCCTTTGGTGGGAGCAATGTTGCTAACAATACTGCTCAGCTTGTGCAGATGAATGAGGATCAACTGCTTAAAGAGTATGAGGATTCTGGTCAGATACAGAGCCATTTTGGTTCATTTGATAATTACATGACCTACATCAACGACTCTCAGGATTGGGTACAAACTGCTAATTGGATGACTGCCGTACCTGAGTATCGACGCGGATCTAAAGAGTGGGCTTTCCTTAATGGAGAGGATCTTGCTTGGGCACCGGGCGAAAGAGAGGAAATACAGCAGAAGATCACTCAAGATAGAACAAGCCTAAGAAGGCAGGGCTATACCGAGTGGATGAATGAAGGGCAGGACTTGCAGGATAGGTGGGGACTTCAGAGAGTCATCTATAACAATGATGGTGATCAATTCCAGTGGACAGGATCAGGCTACCAGAAGACAGTCAAGATAGATGACCATGCTGACTTTGGTGATTACGCCAAAATAATCATTAAGTCTGCTGTTACATCGGCGCTGACTATGGGTGCAGGCACTCTTGCTAGTGCGGCGTTAAGTAACAGCGCCGTTGCTGGCGGTATAGGTAAAGACATTGCAGAGGCTATTTACAAAGTTAAAGACTTTTTCGTAACGGCGATGGAGAAGGTTCCTTATTTAAGGGGTTCGGCAAACACAATAGCTGATTTTTTCTTTCCTACAATGAAGCAAGGGAACTTTTTTACTATGGGTCAAGCCGACCCTTTTGCAATTCTTACTACTGGCGTCCAAGTAGCTAACGGCCAAAGCGGATATGACGACCTCATGAAGCAAGTAAACGAAGCGTTGGATTCTAATGTCATCATGAACATAACCAATGACGTATCCAATATTGCAAACGCCAATAACAACTACTTGGACACTGACAATGATCAAACATACGGTGAGGGAATAGATCAGGGAGATGGCACCTCAATTTACTCTGTCTATGATCTGCCTGCGGGATATAAATGGGATGACGTTTTAAGCCTCGTTATTCACGAAGACGGCCAAGAGTACGCTGTCGATCCAAGCACAATGGGCATTAGGGTAACCCTGCCTAACCCAGTAGATGATTACTCTGGTGGTGGTGCCACAGCGGCAACAATGACTCAGGAAGAGGCTAATGCCAAAATCACGGAACTGATTAACAGTGACCTTACGACTGACCAAGTTTTTGAAGCAATCCTAGATGCAGGTATTACTGTTGACCAACAGGTCACGGCTATGGCGACCGGCGTTTATTCCTATGAGCAGGTGTTTGGCCCAATTGGGAGTAACTCTTCTGCTCCCAATACCACAGATACCTCCACATCAGGCGGTGCCACTGACAGCGAAAAGCCTAACCTTGTTATCTATGATGGCAATCCAGAGTTACTTCAGTCTGGTGGCCCTTGGGAGGCGGCGGGAACATTCTTTGAAAACGGACGAAAGTATTATGTCTGGAAGCATTCAGAGACAGGTGAAGAGTGGAAGGTATACGACGATGAGCTACAGACAACAGACCAAGTAGCTGACTATGAGGCTTACATGGGAGAAAAACTCCCAGATGCCACAGAAGACGAGAAAAACTTTATAAGGAAGCTGGTTGAGCTTGGTAGCACTGTTGGTCAGGCAATACAGGATGTTGTTGATAGCAGGGGAGAGCTTAACGACGCTACCAATCAAGATGAAACCATAGATGGAGACCCTAATAACACTGCCTCAAATGAGGTAGGCAGTCCCTGTCAGGTAGGGCAATATAACGGCGAAATTGCAACTGCGCCATCTGGCAACCTGTACTGCAACATAAGTGTGGCTCTAACAGCGGCAGGAATAGATGGCACTGGGTCAACTGGTACAACTGGTACAACCGAAACAACTGAAACAACTGAGACAACTGAGACAACCGACACACAACTTAATCCCGGCGACTCGTGCCAGCTTGATAATGGTGAGACAGGAGTAGTAAATCCTGAAGGGATGTGTGTACCTGTAGCTGGCAGTACCGGCTTGCCTACCTTTACTGGAACATGGGCTACCACAGGCAATCCCACCACCACCGGCAGTAGCTCTAGTAGTAGCTCTAGTAGTAGCTCCAGCAGTAGTTCTAGTAGCAGTTCCAGCACAACCCCCACCACAACTGGCGGCCCTGTTGCAGGAAACCCATGCCAGCTAACTAATGGGGGTAGCGGGGTTATTAATGACGCTGGTGTTTGTGTAGCTATAGCGGTAGGCGCGGCTTGTGTGCTGACCAATGGACAGTCCGGTGTTCTAAATGGAGCCGGTATTTGTGTGGCAAATGGGGCTGACGTTACTGGCACTGCGGGTAATGGTGGGACCGGCACTGGCGGCACAGGAGCAGGTAGTAACGGCAATGGCGGTAATGGTGATGGTGGTAATGGTAATGGTGATGGTGGCAATGGCAAGAATGGCGGGACTCAGGCGCCTAGTGCGCGAACACCTTATGTCAATAAATGGACGGGTCTAAATCCAGTAGATCCCGGACCCGGATATGTTGCTAAACCAAGTCCCTCTGAGCCACCAACCAGCTTACTTAGCCAATATTGGAGACAGAAATGAATTACCTACAGCTAGTAAATGGCGTATTGACTCGGCTAAGAGAGCCAGTAGTCACCACGGTTCGCACTCAAGATGACCCTGTTGTTAACCTTGTTAAGCAGTTTATTAATGATGCTAAACGTCAGGTTGAAAGCGCACACGCATGGAACGCCACTAGAAAACTGTGGACATTTGGTACTGAGGAAAACAAACCCTCTTATGTTCTGGATGAAACAGACGGTGGATCTCGCGTAACAGCAGTTTGGAATAACTCAAACAGACTAGACCAGTGGGATCTAACAGTAATCCTTGGTCACATGTCAGCATTTGGAAATCCATACCGCTATGCTTTTGAAGGGACTGATGATGCTGGTAACGTCATGCTCAGGCTAGATCCTATCCCCAATGATGTTTATCCCATACAGGTATTAGGGCATAGGAATCTGCCTGACTTTGATTTGGACACAGATCTAAACAGACTCCCAGATCAGCCTGTTTTATACTACGCGCTAGCACTAGCGGCTAGGGAAAGGGGAGAGATTGGGGGCCAAACGGCAACGGAGCTTTTTAATATGGCTCAGCAGTATATATCTGATGCCATTGCTCTAGATGCGAACTTGAGTGAGACAGAACATACTTGGGCGGTAGTCTAATGGCGCAACCAGTAAATCAAGTAGGCATAAGAAGCCCCGGTTATCAGGGGTTAAACACTGAACTGTCCCCTATTAACGGTGATCCTGAGTTTGCCCTTGTTGCTGATAACTGTGTGGTAGATCAGATAGGCAGGCTTACTACTAGGCAGGCATTTGCTGACTACATTAAGTTTGATGGCAGAAACAACCTAGAAATCATCAAGATCAAGTCTCATGTCATATCAGATGACCCTGTACATGGCACTCACAGAGAAGTCCCTGTATTTGTGTACCGAGAGGGCAATGTAGAGGAGGTTCCTGTTACCAATATGGTGCCTGTAGGGGGCCATAGAAGGGTTCCTGTGAAGCGTGGTAGAGCCTTAGAAATCACTGGCGAAGCCAATTATGGGGTGGGTATAGAGGCTGATGATGGCTCTATAACAGACATTATCTTGCCTAATGACTATGGCGCTGACCTGATTACTGCTGAGCTAGTTGATTTCAAAGATGAGCTATATCTATTCAGCAAGGGTAAGGCTGTTGTAAAGCTAGATGATGATACCAATGAGTTTAAAAACATTGGCGCTGATTGGGTAGATACAGACGGCACCGGATATAACATAGATGGTGACATTGCTGTCTCTGCATACGGCAGGCTCTGGGTTAGTGGGGTAGGTGGTGATTACCACGTCATTCATTACTCTAGCTTGCTAGATGAAACCAAGTGGTATGACGGCACAGCAGACGGAAGCACAGCCAATCTAGGTGGACTAATTGATGTACGAGAATATTGGCCTGTTGAGTCTGACACGATTGTTAATATCCATGCCCATAATAATTTTCTGTATGTGTTTGGTCGCAACAGCATTCTTATTTATTCTGGCGCTAACTCCGCTGATCCTGCTGGAGAAGGCGGGTTGGTGCTACAAGATACGATTTCTAATATAGGTCTGGTAAGAAGGGATGCAATCTGCAACATAGGTACTGATGTACTGTTTGTAGATGAGTCTGGTGTTAGGGCTATGGGTAGGGTGATAC